GTTATCGCTCTCGCGGGCAAGGAAGTACAGGCATACAAGAATGCCATGGTCATGATTCACGAGCCGTGGATCTACACGGCGGGCAATCAATATGACCTCCGGGAAATGGCTGACATTCTGGAGAAGATCAGCGGCAACATGATCGACATCTATTCCGGCAATTCCTCTGTAGGCAAGAAAGAAGCCAAGCAGATGATGAAGGATGAAACGTGGCTAACCGCCAAAGAGGCCAAAGAGAAAGGCTTCATTGACACCATTATCGACGGCAAGGCGGCAAAGGCGCAGTTCGACCTGTCCATGTTCGATAATGCTCCCGATATATTCACGGCAGCACATCACGAAGGCGAACCAACACAGAGACAAATAGAGAAAGCCTTGCGGGATGCCGGGCTCTCTAAGAATAAAGCCCAGGCTGTACTGGCGGGAGGCTGGAAGGCTTTGAGCTTGGATCAGGAAACACAATCGGTAATCGAATCAGCACAAAAAATTATCAATCTCATAGGGAGGTAACAAAGATGGACGAGCTTAAAAAGATGATCGAAGCCATAGGCAAGGCCTTTGAGGAATTTAAAGCCGCGAACGATCTGAGAATCAAGGAGATCGAGAACGGTCGCCACGATCCGGTTCTTGCCGAGAAGGTCGAGAAGATCAACGCCGAAATATCGGCAATGGCACAGGTAAAGAAACAGCTTGAAGCACTCGAAACGGCTGTTGCTCGCGGCCAGTTCCCCGGCGGCGGGAGATCGGCTGTCGACGTGGCAAAGAAGGCCCACGCGGAAGCCTTCGACAAGTGGTTCCGCAAGGGCACCGGCGAGGCCGAGCTAAAGGATCTTCAGATCCAGGCATCGGCGTCAACCCTGTCCGATCCTGACGGCGGCTTTACGGTCCCCGAGGAAGTGGAAACCGCCATTGACCGCGTTGCACAGACCGTTTCCGCAATGCGTCGTATCAGCACCGTGAGAAGTATCAGCACCGATACATACAAGAAACTCGTCAACCAGGGCGGCGCAACGTCCGGCTGGGTAGGCGAGAAGGGCGCACGTACCGAAACCGGAACCCCGACCCTTGCCGAGATAGCCATCAACACCAAGGAACTCTACGCCATGCCTTACGCGACACAGCAGCTCCTGGATGACAGTCGCGTTGACATCGCCGCATGGCTGGCCGACGAGGTTGCCATAGAGTTCAACGAGGAAGAAAGCGAGGCCTTTATCAGCGGCTCCGGCGTGGAGCAGCCCAAGGGCATCGCCGCATACACGATGGTCGCCAACGCCTCCTACGCATGGGGCAAGGTCGGCTACATCGCTGGTGGCCATGCTTCCCTGCTTAACAACGCCGACAAGCTTATCGACCTCCAGCATGCCCTTAAGTCGGTCTACCGCAACGGCGCTGTGTGGCTTATGGCTGACAGCACGTTGAACGCCATCCGCAAGCTCAAGGACGGCGAAGGAAATTACCTTTGGAGGCCGGGCCTTGCAGAGAACGCACCTGATACGCTTCTCGGGAAGCCCATCGAGATCGATGACAACGTTGACGCGATCGGCGAGAACAAATACCCGATCTTTTTCGGTAATTTCAAGCGGGCCTATCTCATCGTTGACAGACTCGGAACCCGCGTACTCCGCGATCCCTACAGCGCGAAGCCGTATGTAGCGTTCTACACGACAAAAAGAGTCGGCGGCGGGATCGTGATGTACGAGGCGATCAAAGCCCTCAAAATCGCGGCAAACTAAAAACAACGGGGCCGGGTAACTGGCCCCTTAACCAAAACAGGAGGTAATTAACGATGAAAGATCTTTATAACCACATAGTGCCGGTTCAGATTGTTGCACCGGTAAAAGTCGTGGACAACACGGTTCCTGCTGCGGTGGAAGTCGACCTTGCCGGTTTTAATTCGGCAGTCATCGAAGTAAATTGCGGGGCAAAAGCGGCCGGCGACACAGGCACAATCACCCTGAAACTGGAACATGCGGACGATTCGGCTGTCCCGGGAGTTGCAGGCACCTATGCTGAAGTTGAGGCCGTCGACATGCAGGGCGTAACCCCAGCGGCCGGCACCGGGATCATTCTTACCCTGGCAGCTGGAGCCGTAGCCGCGGCAATTCACAAACTGGGTTACATCGGCGGTAAGCGTCACCTTAAATTCACCGTTGCAGAGAATGACGGGAACGCAACCGGAACCATGATGGCTATCAGCCTGATTAAAGGCCACGGCCTCGATGTTCCGGCGATAAGCTAACGGAGGACCAGACATGGCAGACGAAACATACACCCCCAAGGTCTATCACAAGCAGGGCGGCGACGAACTCGTCGTCGCTTCTGGCGGCAAAATCACCGTGGAATCCGGCGGGGCAATCGAGGCTCCCGGAGGCGCGACCGCCCTTCCTGCGGGAATCAGGCGGCCCGTAATCGTTACCGACGCGGCTACTCTTGCCCTCAAAGCGGAGCAGTCCGGGGCAGTGATCCGGGCTACAAAAACATCGGCAACACAGACGTTCGCCCTGCCTGCCCCGACAACGGCAGGACTCGAATACACCTTTATTTGCGGCCATGCGGACGGAGAGATCAACATCGATCCCGGCGCGGCCACCTACACCATCACGGGTTCCGGAATCACCGTTGCGGCGGCGAAGGATTTGAAGAACACCGCCTCATCCAATGTCCTCGGCGATTCCGTCACTCTCGTTTCCGATGGCGACAAGGGATGGCATATCACGGCGATCCAGGGCACCTGGGCAACGACATAATAAGCGGATAATCAGGGAGGCGTTGCAGGCCTCCCTTAACCCGAAAAAGGAGGGTTGAGGATGGTA